ATCTGACCGCAATCGGTCAGGTCGCGAACGAAATCGCGGGTGGTCGTGGTCAGTTCTACGGCAAACAAACGCCTGAGTACGGTGGCGGTTACCGAGCTGCAAGCTTCGTTAACAAGAGCGATCCCTTCCGCGCTTACTACGAATCTTACCTGAAAGGTATGTAATGGCAGCACGCTATGCGGGCGATATCTTTTATCGCCCTTTAGTTTCTGAGGAGCAACGCGAATATCTTGGAGAGTCGGAATTAAAACGCCGATTCGCAGATCTACGTACGATGTTCACGCCGAAACAAAAATCGTTCCAAGAGCAATATCTCAGTACACTTAAAGCGGTACAGCAACAAGCTGAGAAGACCGATGAAAGTTCTAGCACTTCAGGTCGATAGACTCAGGCTTAAAATCGGCACAAAACTTTTAAGGCTGTCTAAAGCCGTTACAGGCAAAAATAACCTACGCTTTCTCCTACTAGAAGCGGCGGAAGAATTTGAGCCAAACGACATCTATTGAAGAACACTGCCTCGCGGTAACCCGAAAAGGAAGAAAGGTCGAGCTTTCAGTTTCTTCCCTCGACTCAAACCACGCGCAAGCTCAGGCTGCGGATATTTGTCGGGCTTTGGGAGGGGAAAGTTTCAGTCTTAGTTATAAGGAAAAAAAGAGTTGTTACATTTCCGAACTTTTCAAACGATTAGCTTTTAACGATTTCAGCCCGAAGGAGTGTTTTTTATGGGACGGTCCGTCAGCAAATGAATCTCCGTGTGTGTACTTGTTTGGAACAAGGATATATGTCCGGACGCTCCAGTTGAAGTATTTAGATATACCCAAAGATGATCTGACAACCAAGAGCACTTGTAAATGTGCCAAATGCGTCAACCCATATCATTTCACCTATGTAAATGGAAAAAATGCCAAACTTTCTTGCGGCGACAGGAAACTGCTCCTAGCGTACCGTGGCCAAGGCGCTCCAGTGGGGCAAATAGCCGAGGCACTAAAGGTCCATCGCTCAACCATTTACAGACACCTTAATTATGAACGTCTTTCTTCTCGGATTGAGGGTGACTGACGAAGCACTCGAAACCGACGATGTTCTCAACGTCCTAACGGAGAGTCTCCCGTCGAACGACAAACGAGTCCCAACCAAAGTCCAACTCCTCCAAAATAAGTCCCACTATGTGGGTAAACTCTTGTTGGGGCTGAAAAAAAACGACACAGTTCTCGCAATCGGTCCGACTCGAGCTACTCCTGACGGAGTTCTTCAGATGCAGCCGATGCTGGCTGTGACAAAAGAAAATTTCGAAGACCTACTTGCAATAAATTTGTTTATTGCCACGGGTGGTCTTGGTCCCAAAAGCGAGGAGGTCGAGCTCGGCGACACGACGGTTACCAACCGTTCGCTGGCCTGGCAAACAGAAGAGAAAGAAACCGCTTGGTTCAAGCTCACTGCTTGGGCTGAATTATCGGCACAACTTGCCGAGCTTTCTCCCGGAACTCCAACAATCGCTGTAGGGAAAGTTTCAACCAGTGAGAAAGACGACAAGAGCTACCTCAACTACGTCGTCGACAAAGTCCTTTACCTACCTAAGACCTCTAAAGCTGCCCCCAAAAAAGCTGCCGATCCTGAAAAAGGCAAGGTTGCTGCTGCCGCTCTCGGTTCGATCGATTTTTCTCTTTGATTTAGGAGCTGACTCATGGTATTTATCGCTGGCCAATTTTCGGAAGACGAAATTCTCTGTAATGTCCCTCCGCATACTCTTCGAATAGACCTCCAGGCACGTCGATGGAAATCTGACGTTGATCCTGAAAGCGCAATTGTCGACAAAAACGAGAACGGAATTCCTATTGAGTTCGTTCTTCTTGGGTTCTCGCCCTTTTTCGGGAACCTGGGAATGAGGAATCAAGAAGAGTTTCTCCGAATTGCTTACATCGGAGTAAGCCCAAACCACAGGCTTCTACCTCCTCGCTGTGTGACAACCTCGATGATTTCGGGTAAGTCTTCTCAGAAAAACTTCATCGCATACTTTCAAACGTTATATAACAACAGAATTAACTGTGCTTCTGTTGTTACTAGCACAAAGTTTGTGACTCGTAGTTTTAACGAACGGGACCCTGTGACGGGTGCTGACGGGGCGAAAATTAATTTCAACGCTCTCGAGTTCTCCGATAGACCTGCTGCTTCTGACGAAGAGAAAAAACTCATTCAAGATGTAAATGACTGGATCACTGACGCAGGAACAAATCTTGTCGCTTCGGCGCTCAAGTCACATATTCCGGGATCAGATCTCGTCGAACTCCCTCTTGGCTCAGATCATGCAGAGATCAAAGCGCGTTTCGCAGACTCGCATCCATCCGGACCACAGGCTTCATTGGCCTCAGCTCCTGCTCCTAAGACTCTTAAGTCTGCTTCTGTGGAGGAACCCAAGACGGAAGAGGCACCTCCCGTACCCGAACCTAAGAAGACGGTACAACTAAGCGAGGAGCAAGCAAAAGCTCTTGGTATAGACTTCTAACGTCCTGTCGAAGGGACACACGCGGCCCGAAAGGGCCGTTTTTTTTATCTCAAGCTTCCCTTTCACTCTCCAAAGGGTGATCAACAGGACGGTCTTCAAAAAGATCCGTCAGAGGAGGAAGGAGCACACCATTACGAGCGCACCAAGAAATTAAATTAGTGAAGAGCTTGCTCCGTAAAAGGTACTGCTGATGGGTGGCTTCGAAGACTTCAAGTAGTTGCTCCTTGTCAAGCTTCTTCGCATCAAGCATTACGCGTTGATGTAAAAAGCTCTGTTCGGTCCCAAGCCATCCAAGATTTAACATAATCTTCAGATGCAACAACACCACTTTAGGTGCAGGACACATCGACAACCTAAAGAAAACCGCTAAGCTCTGTTCGATCTCGCCATGATCATTAGTGGACGATTTTTACAGCATCCCCAAAGGGGTGACTCATGCACTTGTCAAGCACACCTACATGACTGGCTCCATCTTGGTTCCTTACGATCCTCTGGGCGTCTTGTCTGATCAATTAAGAAGTCACAACTTCAAGGTTACAAGAAACGAAGATGTTGAGAACCTAACCGATCCTGTGTGGTGGGTATCCGAAAAGCAGAAAAACTACGACTGGGTAGTAGCGTCTACAATGGGTTTAAGTGACTTGAGTGAGTATATACTTGAATACGGAATGCAGATTGCTCTAGAGGGTATAGCGGTTTTAGATAGATTATCTTTTATCGAACCTGTCGCTAAACGCAGGAACTTTCTCCTGAAGCATAGGATGTCCAATATGGTTGTTTTGAGCCCACGGCCTAAATTTCGTGCTATTGGATCAACTAAAGACTCCGTTACAAGTTGCTGGTTCCTCTTCCAGCACCCCGATAAATGGCGGGATAACACACAGATCTCTTTCGGATTAAATTGGGACCGCGTTGATCAGCTTCCTTCCTTACCCCTATGAAATCTAAATCTCAGAAGTTTGAAGACTTCCAGCGCTCTGTGGTAGAGCAACTTCATGCGGTCAACGAAAAACTCGACAAGGTCTGCGCTCTCCTCGTGTCGACTCAGCTCCTTCAGGAATGTGTGTCCCCCGAAGGGCAGACACGTACTGCCGAAGAATGTGCCGACATTGTCAACGAAAGCTACTGCGCAGGTATGTGTCTGTCGGAGGAGCTCAATGCTCGATCAAAAGAGTTTGAGTATCAAAAATCTGAATTCTTTATTGAAACAGAGGAAGATGAAGAATATTCAGATGATATAGACGAAAATGATGATGACGACGAACCCGATACTCGGAGGTCAGTGTCTATGAAATTCTGAATAAAGACACTAAACTTGGGTTAATTTGACACAGGTTTGTGTCCCAAACACGATTAACCCTTAACGGCTTAAGGCACTACAACTGCTCCGGAGTTCCTGTTCCGCTAGCTTCCGTAACAAGTATTCTCTCTGCCACACAGACAGAGGAAACGCGTAAAAAGTTGGCCCATTGGAATCTGTTAAACCCCGGAGCTGCCGATAAGGCGGCAGAGCGTGGGACGTGGATCCACAACGCTGTTGAGAATTACATTCGTGGTTTTGACGTTCGTCCGCCCAGAGAGTACGAGCCGTACTGGGTAGACATGCCAGAAAGACTCGATGACCTTCTCGAAGGAGGAAAAGTACTGTGGAGCGAAAAACCCTACAACCAACCTCAGTGGTCGCGCTACGTAGGTGAGGATGGTGTAGGCAGAATTCACTATTTCGATGAAAAGACTAAAGAAGGATGGGCAGGATGCTGCGATATAATTTATAAGGACACAAACGGTGAGATAATCCTAGGCGACTTCAAAACGTCGAACGGACCTTACAGTGCCAGGTTCCCCAAAGCAAATGCGGGAATAGACGAAAAAACTAAAAAAGCACTCATCTCAGGAGTATTTAAACTTAAAAAGACACAATTGCAACTCGCTGCTTATAAAATTGCTGCAGAGAGTTGCTTAGGCATAAAGATCAATAAAACCCAAATTATTGTTTCTACTGCCGTCCCTGGTTACTCAGTTCAAGTATTCACATTCGGGCAGAAGGAAGTAGAAAAGAATGAAGAGCAGTGGCTCCAGATCGTACGAAAATTTTACGAAGACCTTAAGGCGACTTAAGCTTGCTTTCCGTAGCCACGGTGCTGGAGTCGTGCCAAAATGGCAGGACTGAGGGGACCGATGCAGTTTTTTTACAGCCGGAACGAAGAGGTAAAAAAGCATGTGAGCAAGAAAACCGGCAAGATCATGCCGGGTGGAAACTTTAAGGCATTTAACGAAAACTGGATTAGTGAAAATAAAGCTATAAAAGATATCGCTGACTATGTTGCGGAGGGACAGGGTCTTTGCGCGTGGCACCTTCTTAATGGAAGACGCTCGAAAGACGCGACAGAATGTATAAAAGCGGGCTTGATTATTATCGATATTGATAACCAAGATGACGGTAAGGATAAAGACGGAAACAAAATACAAAAGCAAGAACTTTCAGAAGCTGAGTCACTTGAACTTGAAATAGTTAAAAAGTACTGCTCCTTTGCATATAGGTCACCAA